GAAAAGTGGACACCCCCCCCCTTTATGTGAGTAGGCACAAAAAAGCCCCTCAAAAGAGGGGCTGAGTGATAAAGGGGCTACCCCCTCAAATTCACGCCTCGGCAACGTGTGGGGCTAGTCTCGGCGCTTCCTCGGCAAATCCGAAGTGCGTCATGCGGTCAACTACACGCTTGCAGAGATCGGCATGAATCTCGGAGACTGGAATCAATGCCCCGTCACGATTGCACGTCGCCCACTTGATTTGAATCAAGACGTTGTGCATTGGGTTTTGATAATCAGCATTTTGGGTAACCTTCAAACGTGAGCGCATTGTAAGCGCTTGAGTGAAAGCCACCCATAGCACGATCTTTTCAAGCTCAATTGTGCCAGCGTGTTGGCGATATTCGAGCGTTCCATGACGTAGAAACGATGTGAGATTGAGTCGACGATATCGGTAGTGATCGCCCTCTCTAACTAGCCCCAAATCGTGATTTATCGAACTGTTCAAAACTTCCTTGTTAGACTTGCACCACCGCGAATCACCACGGCGGCTTTTAGGCATCATGCAATCGATTGCTTGTTCACTTTTCACGATCAAATTAACAGCGTATTGCAATCTCTTCGGTGTAAACTTCACGCCGTCGTGGTGAACATGAAAACCACACGATTGATTGACCGAAGCGCCAAAGCGTTCAAGAACTTCACAAATCAATTTCGTTTGCTTAAATAGCTCGTTGGGAAGCAACGGCGGTGATACAATCTCACAAACCCGCCAAGCGCTTGAAGCGTGCAGTGAGTGATCGGGAACGAGCTTCCACCACGTTTTAGTTATGTGATTGTAACGCTCTTCCTTAAACTCTACCACCGATTGAAGCGCGGTTACTACCTCGTCAAAGGTAGGCTTGGGGATCAGAAGCTCTAACTCAATACCGATTTGACGTGGCAACATTGTTGAAGCAATTTGTTCTAGTTTTTCGTTGTTCATTTGGTCTATTTTTCGTTTGGATTGTGTCGGCGTTTTGGCAACATGCCGCCGCCGACAAAACACACAATGCATATTTGCCGCCGACCATCAAGATAAATCTTTAAAAAACGGGTACCGCCTTTGTAAAATAATTGGGTACCGCCTTTTTTAAAAACGGGTACCGCCTTTTGCTTTGCCGTGATTCTGTGCTGTGCTGTACTGTGCCATTATCGCCGCCGCTGTGCTGTGGAATGGATATCACCAAGCCCCAAACAAATACCAGTTACGCGCGAGTGACTATAGCGTGTGCGCGCGCGCCTCAACGGAGGGGAGGAGGGGATCAGCGATTTTCGCCGCCGTCTCGCGTTATAATACATATACAGCCCTACAAAAAATAGAAATGAGATTCCCGACATATCAAAGATGCGGAGTAATAGGGTCTTGCCAACGTCGCTTCGCTCCTAAGACCCCCAGACTCACCTATGGTTCGATTATAACATACGTGTCAAGCTTGTCAAGCCTTTTTTGGGGTGTTTTTATGGGTGATATTACGTAAGGTGTTGGTGTGTAGTGGATAAACTATTTTCAACTATTTTTCACGGGGTGTTATATTGTGGGGGTTGACAGGTATGTTATGATGTAGTCATGTCAACTAAGGGATCAGAGCCAAGAACATTAAACAGGGACGCTGCTAAGTATCGTAGCAATTTTGATGGGATTAAGAAGGACACACGTAAGGCTTCGGACAAGCGTGAGGTTCCTGCTAGTGATTTGCCTACGGGCATTCGTTCACGGACAATCTACGGGGGTAGTAAGTAATGGAGGATGAGGATGATCCAGTTGATAAGCTAAAGGCTTTCATGGCGGAGCATTCTATAAACTATGCCTTTGCCATATTGGACGAGGATGGGGACTTGCGATATGATTATAGTAACTGGCGTGTGGGCAAGATGTTGTTTGCTGACAGTCTCATAGATATGGCAGAGGAGATGATAATTGATGAAGCCATAGCTTGGAACGAAACAGAGGGGGATGACGACGATGAGTGAAGAATTAAGACTAGAAACTAAAGACTTCATTACCAAGAAGCTAAGAGACGCACAGCAAGCTACTGGTCAAAACAAGGCTTGGTGCTTGCGTGAGCCTAAGAAGTGGGCGCTGGTGGCACAGCACATTATTCAAAAGCCAAATGGGGTGAGTGAGTTCTTGCGTAACAACAAGATTACCCGCAACTTCTACTATGATGTGCAGACGGAGCTGTTAGCAGACCCAGAGTCTTCGGAAATACGTAATGCTTGGGCATCTGAGATATCCTCCGTTTTGTTCCAAGGGCTAGACACATACCGAAAATCTCAAGACAAGTACACGGATAGGGTTGAGAGTGGGGACATTGAGATTGACGGCAACGAGCTATTCAAGCAGGGTAAAAGCTTGCAAGCGTTCAACGACATTCACAGTAAGTTGACGGGCAACAACATTCAGCGACACGTAGTCGAGCATAAGACTACACTAGACGAGGCAGAGGAATACGCTCGTAAGATGCTAGAGGGCATAAAGGAAGTAGAGATTGTAGACTAGCATGAAATTTACTACGCATCCAATTCTCAAGGGTCCGACCCCCGAAGAGATCAAGAAGCTGTGCTTTAACGACGACGGCTCTACGAAGCCAGAGGGTCTCAAGGCTCTCGTTGAAATACATCGTCAGCACGAGGATGCCGTAGCTAATGCTGATGCTGACCCATTGAACTTTGGCGTTTCGCTAGAAAGCTGGTCATATGCTGATGATATGCTAGACAAATACGATACGCTGATGATATTCGGAGGCAATCGTAGCTCAAAGACTGAGTATGGAGCTAGGAGCGTCGTGAAGGCTGCTTTGAAGAATCCCAAGTCTATTATCGTATGCTTTGCACAGGACGCTGACGCGTCCATTAGAACGCAACAGGCGGCGGTCTACAGGTATCTTCCGCCAGAGTTTAAGGTAAAGACTAAAGGTGTGCTGGAGTATTTGAACTACACAGTAAAGAACGGCTTTACAGGGCAGTCATTTATCCTACCTAATGGCTCACAGGTACTGTTCCATACATACAGCCAGTTCATTGCTAACAGGAGTAAGTTTGAGGGTCTTGAGCTAGGCTCTAAGACACCAGAATGGCACAACATTGGTCTGTGGCCAGACGAGTACCTTGAGGACGGAGACCTAATCCGCACCATGCGCTTCCGTTTAGCTACACGTGATGCCAAGATGTTATTGACGTTTACGCCTATTGACGGCTACACGCCATTCGTAGCAGAGTTTTTAAAGGGAGCAGAGACAAGGAAAACACGCAAAGCACCATTGCTAGATGGCGAAGAAGTTCCAGTGACGCAATATAGCCCAGAGAAGGACGCAGGTATCGTATACTTCCACTCTGAGTTCAATCCGTTCGGCGGATATGAGCGTATTGCTAAGGAACTGAAGCACAGTACTAGAGACGAGATCCTTACTCGTGCGTATGGTGTTCCAGTCAAGAGTATGACATCTCTGTTCCCTCTATTTAGCCAGAATGTCCATGTGCTTTCAGATGATGATTTTCCAGACCTGTCGGACAAAAAGGAGTACACGTGCTACCAAGTGGTTGACCCTGCTGGCGCTCGTAACTACACAAGCCTATGGGCAGGTGTAACAGGCGTAGGATCAGATACAGAGATTTACATCCGCAGGGAGTGGCCAGATCGTAAGACCTACGGACCTTGGGCTGAGTTTGGTGACCCATACTGGAAGTTTGGACCAGCATCTAAGAAGCTAGGCTACGATGTTGTCGGATATTGTGAGCTTTTTTCTGACATTGAAGAGGAACTAGGCATCCATCCATTTGAGCGCATTGGTGACTCTCGCTTCTTTGCCAATGAGAATGCAGACAATACTGACTTATTTGACCAGTTTTCTGCCCACGACTTTCACTATGTGCCGTCTATGGGTTCACAGGAGGAGCAGGGACTCACAGCTATTGATGATTGGTTCTACTACAACGTAAACTTGCCACTCGACGCAGCTAACAAACCACGAGTATTTATCCATGAAGATTGTGGTAATCTAATCTATGCCATTGTAAATTATGGCGCACAAAAAAAGAAAGACGAAGCACTGAAGGATTTCATTGATTGCCTTCGCTATTTGAGAACAGCAAACTTTGGACATGGACCAGAGCATTACCCTGATGGCAAGCTTAAATGCTTGGTCAGTTCGGGGGGATATTAATCGTGATACTCACATAAACTAACATATTATGACAGAAACAGAACATGAAACCTGCAAGTCTATAGCAGAACAATTAGGTGGGACATACACAGCAATGCGTATTGGAAAGCTTCGTGCAGCAGTATGTACGGAAGAAGATATGGATGGCAAATACATCCTTCCTAGTGGTGTATTAAAAATTATGAATCAAATTAAAGGTGAAATTGATGTTATTGAAACAGCATCACCAGCAGTTGTTACTGTTAAAGTGTTACATCAACAGACTGGAAACCCCAGATTTATATTTGCTGAAGACCTTGAAACTAAAAAGAAGGTTATAGTTTCAGTACCAAAACGCCACAAAGATATTATTAATAAAAATGGCAAACGATTGAAAGTAAATAAAGGAGAGTTAGATGGACAAACATTCTACAGATATCCAGTTAGATAAATCATTTCTAACTAATAACGCAGCATATTGGATAGAAATTGATAGGCGAGTTAATAATCAAGAAATTAGTGACGAAGACCTTGAGGATTCTCTGGGATATGGAGATGAGACAATAATAAGAATACTTAGTGAAGCAAGAAACAAGACTGGGAGGTAATATGATATAATGACGGCAATGGCTATAAATAGAAATCAAGACAGCGACGAGGCAGAAGTTTATTTTGACGAGTTTGACTATGATCAGTTTAAACAAACTTTTGACGAGGACGTTGATAGTCTTGCTGACTTTATTAAACGTTGCAGCGACTCTGCTGATATTCGCCATTGCCAATGGGAAGGCAAAACCAGTGACTTAAAGAAGTCTGGTGAAACATCATTTCCATTCCAAAACTCCAGCGACACAGAGGTTCACTTAGCTGAATATCATATTGCTTCTCAAGTAGCAATCAATGAGAATGCACTTCGCAAATCTTCAATTCGGGCTTATCCTCGTAGTTTTGAAGATGTTGCACGTTCACAAGAAGTTACTTCATTTATGAAGTGGCTTCGTGATGCTGGCATTAAAGATTTCTGGCAGCAAATGGAGAAGGCAGATAACTACGCACAGGAAAAATCTTTGCGAGTCGCATACTGCGACTATAAGTCTCCAACTAAGCGTTCATACGAAAAAATCTTTGACCTAGAGGAAATTCAAAAAAGTTTCCCAGAAGAGGCGGCAGATTACATTTCAATACTAGCAGATGAAGATCGTATTGATGAAGCGCTTGAAGTATTTAATTCAATCCCAGGATGGGAAATTAATCAAAAGCGTGTAAAGAAAGCTTTGGGTGAACTAAGGAAAAATGGTACAGCAAAAATACCAGTAACAATTGAAGACCAAGGCGAGCCAGTTTTACAAGTACTTGCTCCAGATGAAGAGTTCTTTGCACCATCTTATACAACAAACTTTAAAGACGCAGTTCGTTGCCACATCCGTAAACCAATGACATCCCAAGAAATTCTAAGTCGTGTAAGCGCCGAGGAATGGGACAAAGATTGGGCGGATTGGGCAGTAGAGAATGAGCGTGGTACACTTAACGCATTCCGTACAAGCAGCACAATACCAAATCCTCGACAGCCGACTTCCCTAGATGAAGACCGCGACTTGATTGATGTTGTCTTTACGTTTGAACGTTTAATTGACCGAGATGATCTAGCTGAAGGTATTTACCTAACAGTATGGAGTCCCGAGTTTGGTGATAGCGATGGGCAAGTCCCACCATTCGCCAAGCGCACGCTGCTCAGTGGCTTGCGCCAATTACCCTTTGTCGTGCAGTCTCGTAGTTACGATGCACGTACACTATACAGCGCACCGACTGTTCCTGAGCTGCTGAAGGCAAGCCAGAAGAACCAAAAGGTTCTCAGAGACGCAAACATGGATAACTCAGCTTACGAGGTGAGTCCTTCATTGCTTGCGCCGCCAACGTGGGATCATGGTCGTCCAGGACCAGGTGGCGTATATGCTACCCGAACTGGTCAAGCACCATCATATCTACAACGTAACACGAACTTCGGGGCTGTATTTAATTTAGAGAAAGAAATTGTATCTGAAGCAGATCGTCTAATTGGCCATGATCCACAAGATCCCATCTCAATTCAAATGCAAACTGCATCAATCAATCGCCATCTAAGTTTTGCTCAAGATGTATTGAAGCTTGTATATGAAATGTATAAGCTTAAAGGACCAAACGAATTATTCTTCCGAATTACTGGTCGTCCAGAACCAGTTCAGTTTGTGAAAAATGAAGAAGAAACTGAAATGGATGTATCTGTAAGTTTTAATACATTGTATGACGATCCAGAAAAGATGGAGAAAATGGCAAGTACAATTATGCAAGCGGCTCAATTAGATACATCTGGTCGAGTAAATAATGAAGCTGTTGTTGACTTCCTACTAACTATGGCTGATCCAATGGCTGCTGAAACTATTCTTCTTCCTGCTGAAGTTGGAACAGACAAAGTTAAGAACGAAACTCTTTCTGATATTGCTCAAATGTCTGCTGGCATTGCACGCGCACCAGCTCCAAATGCTGCTGAATTACGTATGCAAGTTGTCAGTGAATACGAAGCCGAGCAACAGCAAATCCAACAATCTGGTCAAGTTGAGTCTGTATTGTTTAGCAATCCTCAGTTTGTATTCCTGCTTGGAGAATATAAGAAGCAACTTGAAATGGTTCTTATGCAAGAAAAGAATGGCACTGAGTTTGGTATCTACGGAACCGAAGCAGCAAGTGTTGGCAATATGGAAACCCAAAACCTAGAGGGAGGCGTATAATCGTGAATTTTACTGAATTTAAGAAGCATCTTAACGATAATCCAGAAATTGGCCGCTGCCTCTATGAGTACCTAGAGGATCGTCGCGACCAAATGCTTTCGCAGCCTTGGTATTCTCCAGACAAATATCTAGGAAACCGATGCCAAACAGTTGCTCAGTTCCTTACAGCAGATTTGATGGAAGAATTTAATTTTAAAAAATACTCCCGCAAAGATTAGTGCTGGGAGGACTTATGATATAATTTCACTAACAGCCTCCGCCTTGGCTGATTAACAATAGGTAGATATGACAGATACACTAGAAGCGGAGATCCCTGATTCCGAAGAAGCAATTCAGGAGACTAAAACACCAGAGCAGCGCCGACAAGACCTCCTACAGGAGCGAATCGACAAAGCAACTGGTGCAACAGACGAACCAGAGCCAGAAACTCCCGAAACCGAAGACGAAGAGGACGACGAAGAAGAAGTCGAAGTCCCTGAAGTTGATGAGGATGAAGAGGAAGAAAGCGATGATGAGTCAGACGTTCCTTCAGATGATGGAGGATTTGACATTGAGGATCTAAACGAAGAAGAACTAGAAGCACTTACACAGCAAGTATCGGCAAAAGCAGGGAAAGCCTTGACTAAAGCTCGCTTGCAGGAAAAAGAGCGGAAAGAACAGATTGAGTTCTTGGAAGAACAATTGAAGATAATATCTGAAAATGTTGCTACAAGTGACAATCCTTTTGGTAACATTAGATCAATAGATGAAGCGGATTACGCAATTAAGCAAACTGAGGTCAACATTAAAGGTTGGAATCGAAAGCTAATTACGGATCGGGTTGAACGATATAATGAGAAGACTGGTGAAGACGAGTCTGGCGTTATGTTTGGGAAACAGTTTATGTCTGTAGATCAATTACTCAATGCCATTGACAGGGAAGAGGAGAAGCTAGATCCATTACGTTACCGCAGGTATGAGATTGATGAAATGTCAAAAAAACTTGGGGATACTGGTGAAGTCATTGAAGAAGTTCGTGGCAAGCTAGGGATCGAAGACGAATCAGACGAAGCAAAGGAGTATGAAACTCTTTTGAAAAATCCAAAGTTTGCATTAGTTCAGAATATCCTCCCAGAGTATGCAAATGAGTTAATTGAAATTTTAGGTCGTGCGGCAGTAACTAAATTGCCAGAGACTAAAAAATTAAATAAGAAGCTCAAGCGCAAAGCTCCCAAATCTAAAACATCGAACGTTTCATTAAATACAAAAGCTGCTCGTGAACCAAAAAAATCGAACAGTATTAGTGTAAAAGTTAAAAAACTGCAAAAGATCATTAGTGATCCGAGGCAAACAATCGCTGCTCGGCGCGACGCTGACCAGCAAATTAGAATCTTAAATAGAAGTTAAAATTATGGCACAAACATATTCAAGTACAGTCGGTAATCGCGAGTCTCTCCGCCAAACAGCGGAACTCCTTGCAGCCGACATTACCCCAGTAACAGGCTTGCTGAATCACACAGCAACCAAAAACAAGCGCCCTCGCTGTCTCATGGACAAGCTGAAGGCTGTAGAAAATACACCGCACGTTGAAGGCAATGACACAAACGTAGGTCGTGACGCATTCTCGCAAGTTCGTGAGTTTGAAGGTCAAGCCCAGCGCACAGTTGTTGAGTACGCAGTATCGAAAGAGCAGGAGCAAGAAGACTCCGCTGTTATCTCTAACATGATCAAAGCAGCCGACAAGTCTGCAATTGAAGTTGCTATTGACAAAGAGTTTGTCATTTGCGGTGATCAAGACAAGACAGCAGACGTTCCAGGCACAACTGGTGGGGCAACTCACGGTCTAGGCGCTCTCATTAGCAACACTGCCGCAACTGGCGTAGACGCACTCTACGTAACTCCAGCAGCATCCATCTACGGTGGCCTCAAGGCTTCTTACGATGATGCAGCAATGGGCGCACAGATTGCTTCGATGTGGAGCCAAGATACAACCATGCAGGATCTTTGGTTGGTCGCTGGTCCAGGTCTTCGCGAGCATATCGTTGCTTCGTTCACACGCACCGCTGGTGCAGCATCTCAGGTTGACTACAACGTGAATGGTACTACTACTATCCCTTGGATGGTTGAGATCATTGACTCTCAGTTCGGTCAAATCAAGATGAAGAGCGCAAATCCAAACTGTATGCCTTCCACAGACCGTGGTTACTTCGTAAACCCAAGCCTTCTTAGCGTTGCTGAGTACCAAGGTATTGAGTCAGAGAACTATCCTTTCTTGGGTGGCTCTTACAAGGGCGCAGTTGACACACGTTACGCACTAATGACCTCTGGACCTAATGGTCTTGGTAAGGTCGAGTTTAGCGACGAAGCGTAGTTAGTTGGTTAGTATTTTGGGAGCGTGTCAATTAAACTTGACGCGCTCCCTTTTACTTATATTTTAATTCCAAAGAAAGAATAATATTATGATGGCTAAAGCAAAATGCAAGCATAAGGGCAGCACAGCAAGTAAAGGAACAACAGGTTCAACTAAAAAGAAGTATTAGTATATGCGGAAGATATTAACAGACGATGAATTAACAGCACTAGCGGCAAAGATGGAACTTCGTCGTCAATGGTTAATGTCTCCAGCAGGAAGAGCACGTCGCGATGAAGTGATGCGCCAGTACATGAAGAAAACATACAGTGGCAACAAGCAGAGTCAGAACAAGGTTTTGAACTTTGCTGGTTGCTACGATGTTTTTGAACAGAAGGAGATGGAATACGAATGTAAAGCCATAGATGGCACAGACTTCGTAAATCCAGACTACCTAAAATTTAAACAGAAAGACTTCAAGGAACGTGGTCTAACAGGAGATTGGCTTAACTAATGGCACAACAAACACGCACATGGGAAGAAGTAGTTGGGCTAACTCAAGCACGAGCTGGGGCAGCATTTTCTTCGGGAACTGAGCTGACCAACATTGGCTTTTTGCTAAACTCAGCAGCTCGCACAATATATGACGAATCCCGATACTGGGAACGTTTCCTAGTGCTTGAGCCTCGCACAGCGAAACGTGGCTATATTGCTACGACAGAAGATAGCTATAACGTTTATGGTGCTGGAACCACAGAAGCAAATGGTTTGTATGTTCGCAATGGAAATAGTGTTGACGGAAACCCTGCATACACAATGTATGATTCTGATGGAACTACTGCATTGTATAACCTTTGGAGTGACTCATTAAATCTATGGAACATTAGTTCAAGTGCAATTGATGACCAATCAGTTATTCTTTACATAGCCCCTACACCACCAGTTCCAGGCGATCCACCATCATCTGGATGGTATGTATGCCCTACTGTTTGCATCGGAAAGGAATTAGCACCAACTGTCCAAGCACTATCAGAAATTGGTGAAGCCATTGGATACTGGGGCTCAGCTAAATGGGAAGGCAACGACCCACTTAGTTTAACAGCATACCCAGACAGCAATGGCATTCGCGTAGCAAGCAATGTTACGGGAACAGTTTATGTAGCATACAAGAAGGCCTGGTCAGACACATACGGCAACGGAGAGTCTGGCACACTAGCAACAGTTCCGTCTGAGTGGGCGGAGTTTATGGCGTATGATGCTGCACGCTCCTACAGAGCCTCACAGGACAGCGAGAGTGGCTTTAACCCTATTGCACTACGTGACGTAAACAATGCCCTTGAGCGGGCGCTTATGAAGCCTAGCAGGGAAGGTGCTATTGCAGCGTTGACCAACCAACTTAAAACTCAATACAGCACAGACAACAGCGTATAATGGCACACTTTAGATTCAGACGATCCTTTGGTAATGTTGGCACACGTAGATTTCGTGGCGCTCGACCCGATGCAACCCCAGTAGGTCCAGGAATTTACAACTATTTGCGACCAGATGGTTTTTCTCTATATCGAAGACCAGACGGCACATCATTATATAAACGACCACTAGGATCTTAACCCCACAATATCATGGCAGACTTTACAGTATTAACAGACATAGACACTCTACTACAGAGTGCAAATAACGCAGCAGCCCGCTCCAACCTAGGACTAGGCACAGCAGCTACCACGGCAGCGACGGACTACGCTACGGCAGCACAGGGCGCACTAGCTGACTCAGCACAGCAACCACCAGTAGAAGGTCCTTTTGTCGATGGCGACAAGACAGACTTGGACGCTAACACTACAAAGCTTGCAGGAATCGAAGCTGGTGCGGAGGTCAACACGATCAACACTGCACTTGCTGGCGAACCCACTGGAAGTGATCAGGTTCTCAACGTTGTCAGTCTTACTCAAGCTGAGTATGATGCTGGCACACCAGTCGCTACTACATTCTACATCATTACTTAAAGTATGGCTTTATCACTAGGCAGTGCATTAGCGACTAAAGTATATCTTGGTGCGACTGAGGTCAGCCAAGCATACCTTGGTGCAACACAGGTATATACAAGTGTTCCTCCCAGCTTTCTTTTAGATGACTACACTGGAGCTGCTGCTGGTTACTCGCTGAGAAACCTTTCAAGCTCTTGGACTACCTCAGACGTAGTAGAGGTGCGCAGAAGCTCTGATAACGCTACAAGTGGCTTTACGGCCACAGAGGTATCCGATGGCACTATGCTGGCTTGGGTCGGCACAGGTGGAACAGACAATGGCTTCGTGACTACGTGGTATGACCAAAGTGGTAATGCTAATGATAATATACAGGCAACTACTTCTAGGCAACCAAAGATTGTAAATGCTGGTGCAGTCGTTCTTGAAAATAGCAAGCCAGCAGTTTCATTTGATGGTGGCGACTGGATGCTTGGAACGTTTGCGGTCGGCACGACTAGCACTGGATTTGTGGTGGCAAATGTTCCTCAAGGGGATTTCTTCTTTGACGATTCCACAGTTGTTAATGGTAATTCACTTAACACATTAACTAACACGACTGTTCGTTATGCTACTTCGGGCGGATCAGGAGGAAATACGGTCACTCACACAGTTACATCTGGCACGTGGGGTAATCAAAATTTGTTTAGCTATATTTCTGATGCTGCTAACTCTCAAATGGGAGTAAATGGGGCAGCGACAACTGGGACTATTGCAACCCAAACAAATGTAAGCGGTATTACACTTGCATCTGGCGCAGCTGGTGCTGGCTCAAATCTCACTGGCACAATGCAGGAGGTTATCTTATACCCTTCCAATCAGTCAGCAAATCTATTTAATATCAAGGCCAACATCAACACGGAATACAGCATCTACACTCCAGAGTTTTCAGCAGAAGCAGAAAACTACTTCAGCCGATTAAATGGCGCAGGTGATACGACCTATACAGCTTACAAGCAGCCTCTAGCTAACTACATCGATAGCTTGGTAGCACTTGGCGGTGCTTACTGGGATGATATGGAATCTGCTGCATCCTTTGTGGGTGTAGGCATACAGGGTGTTACGGTTCCTCTTCGTGATGGAATGCCGACGTTGACCAACAACAACTTTGTTGCGGGTGACTTGAATACATTAACTGGTCTGCTTAGTGATGGCTCGACTAAATATCTAGCAACGGGACTGATTGGAACGGATTTATCGCAGAACGATCATTCATTGTCCGTTTACGCATCGTCAGGTGCAATATCTGGATTCTTGGGCGGAACCTACAGCACTAACTTTGTTCGTCCAATTGCTGTTGCTTTAGTACCTACTGGGACCAGCTTTTATTCGACTGGTCCCTTGGATTCGTCGTCAAAAATAACATCTACTCCAAGCCTTGTTGGTCTTTCTCGCTCTGCTTCAACTGAATTTACCGCAAGAACTAATCAGGGCAATGAAACATTTACCAGAGCATCAGGGATTCCAAACACTGGTGGGTTGTCTTTATACGCAGTAGGAGGTGGAGTTGCTAAAACCGTAGCACGCATAGCCACCTACCACGCTGGCCCTGCACTTAACCTTGCTACCTTAGAAGGTCTGCAAGCAACATTACTTTCTGAAATCGCAGCAATTTAATTATGACCCCATCAGAATACCTAGCTACTAATCCTACGCCTGAAGAACTCAGCTACAACTATCTTCTGATCCCAGCAGAACTGAGGGACTCAATGCTTGCAAAGCAGGACACCTTGACTACGCACAATCACATCAGCCCAGTGCTGTTGATTGACGGACGCTACGGTGCTTGCTGTGACCTTTACACAGAGGTCGGCGTAGGCGGTATCTACCACGAACTGTGGGAGATGCTTGACCAAGCTAAACTGGAAGAATGCGAAGTCGTAGACAAAGCTGCATTCCTGGCACTACTACCACCTGACCCAGAAATTGAAGTATGATGCACGACCTTATCTACAAATCAACCATAGGGACAGGTGGCTTTATAGCTACCACTGAACTTGGTTACGGTAATCCTCTGGGAATAGCTGTAGGTCTTGCGACCCTCATCTATATGAC